TTTAATTCATCTCTTGCTTCTTTTAGTTTTTCAACATACTCAGGAGTAAGATTTGGATCATACGCTAAATCTAAATTGACCTTTGCTTCATTTAAAACCCTACCAACTGCATAGGCTTTGGTATCATCTAATGCATTATCATAAAAATGATTTGCTTCATTCTGATTTTTATATTGACTACCAAGATGTAGCAAACTAAATCCTATACCTGTTCCTGCTTCCATAGCAGCTTCTTCTGCAGTTATCATTTTACCTTCAGTAATACCTTTCCTTAACATTTTTGCAGTAGTAAATACGCCTGCATTTGCAAGTGGTGTTGCTATAGCAGTAGCTACTGCGCTATTAAGTCCTAATTTTGAGATTTGTTTAGCAATAGGAGCAGATGCTTTCCCTGCAGCCTCTCCAAGACCATGCATATACATACCTTCTAAAGCTCCTTTAAGTGAACCCTTTACACCATTCCATAATACATTATCACCTTCTTCCGTTTCAGCCATAGACTTCACGCCTTCCTTTACAGCCATTATTTTTGTAAATGGAGCAAACGCAGCTTCTTCTGCAAGCTTAGCAGCTTTTGGTACAACTTTTTTAAGTAAAGGACTTGCTTTTAGAGTAGCCCTTTCTGCTATAGCAGCTAATCTTGATTCAACAACTTCAGGATTTTTCATAGCCGCAGCTAATAATAAATCAGGAGCCATACCAAATATGCCCTTAGCAACATTAATAGGTATATTGTCAGGAAGTTTTCCTTCTTGATAGCCTTCAAGACCTTTAAGACCACCCTTTACTGCATTAGAAGCAACGTCTAAACTTTTTATTACTTCATTCTTTTTTTCTTGAGATAATGTAGAATTTATTATCTTTTTAATAATAGTTCCTAAAGAAGAAGTTATATCTAATGGAGAACCTCCTTGAACACGAGAGTCTTCAAGTTGTTTTTTAAGGGCATCAGATATAGGAGTATTAGTATTAGGAATATTATCATCAAAAAATCCTGTTTCTCCTAATGCTTTTTTAGATGCGACAATAGCATTATCTGCAAAGCTCCATATAGTTTTCAATGGTTCTGCTGCAAGTGCTGTTGGTATATCCATTACTTTTTCAAGAACTGTTTTAGGTCTTTCTACAATCTTCTTTGCAGGCTTAGTCAGGTCAATCCCTTCAAATGGTTGACCTTGTCCCATTGGTAAATCTTGGGAAGCAGGAATTTTATTTGTAAATCCTTTAAACGGTTCTACAGGCGAAACCGAAGAAGTATCTTCCGAAGGTGATGCCGTAGAAACGGGCTGTTCTTTTTTTTTTACTTCTTCAGGAGCAGCACCCGTCTTTCCAACAAGATTAGAAAATGAATTTATATCTTTTGCATACCCCTTTTGTTGTACATAAGAATACATATCATTTAAGACCTCATCATCAGTATGAAGTAATTGAATAAAATCTTCCTTACTTTTAATATAACCATTACGTAGTGCTTTATTATATAAGTCATCAATTACTTGTTCATCCATTTTATGTATATTTTAATTTTTATTTATTACTATAATCTAACCCACCTTGTTGAGGCAAGTTAGGAATATTATTTGGATTAGAACCTATTTGAAATGGAGTAAATGGAACCTTTCCACCTGCTGCTGCTTTTGAACGAGTAGGTGTAATATCCGTTGCTTCAGAAGTTTCATTTGCCATTTCATTAAATGTAGCATTTTTTATGTAGCCACCTTTTTGAACAGCAGAATTCACATCTACACCTCCACCTAATAATGGAGCCGCTGATTGAATAAATTGTTTTTGATCCATTAACTTTCCATCAGAACCATAGAATGGTAAATTCCTACTTTCCCTTTTACCATTATCAAGCACTAATTCAACAGTAACTCCTGTAGGAGTTCTTGTAACTTTTTTAACATTAGGATTCATATCTCTAAATGTAGAAGTAGCTCGTGCAACATCAGCTCCACTCTTACCACCCCACAATGTGCCAATTGCTTTTGCTGCATTGTCAGCTTTCTTTTCAGCATCGTTTGCGTCTCTAACAGCTTGAGGAACATCGTTTCTAGCAAGTTGATCTTCTTGTTTTATTGTTTGCTTCTTATCATACATAAGCCTTGCTTGCAAACGCAAATGCTCTAACGCTGCAGTTGATTGTTTTTCTGAAAATTGCGGAGTAGGATTGCCTGAATCAGGATCTGTCTTTAATAGTATAAGATTGTCATTTGACTTAGATTCTTTTTCATCCCAAGTATATGTATATGGCTCTCCATTTGGAGCAATCTTAATATTATTTGTAAGCACAGATGATACATCATATGGAGTAGCAAGACGAGCCTTTAAAGCTTTTGTTTCAGCCTCTTCAAACTTCATGATGATACCCTGCTCATTTTTAGGTAAATTCTTACGCTTTGTAATATCAAGTATTTCAGATGTTGTTCCAAAATTATGTATTCCTCCAAGCCGAGCAATACTATTAAGTTCTATCCCTAATCCATCTACATATCCTTTTACATTATCTTCAACATTAAACTTAGCATACTTTTGCTTCATCCTATTTCTTAAACTATTTACTGTAGCAAAGTCATTTGGATCGCTACTCATTTCCATTGCTCCTGTAGTAGTATTTTTTTTCATCTTGCCAACACTAACAGAACCATCTTTAGGATTTATAACTAATTTTGTTTGAGAGAAATTATTAAACCCTTCTACTGAAGCCATTAAGAAAGTATTCAAATCTTGTAATTCACCTTTTTGATAACCATCCATAGTGGTCTTGTACTCATCTTGGTATTCTTTAGTTAAGTTAAACGCTTGATCAGTACCATCATTTAAGTTCTGCCTTTGTACTGTATAATCTTTTAATTTTAAATGGCCTGATTTTAATAATCTATCTTGAAGCAATCTTGCTTGCTGACCATCTGATGCAAATTCCAATGCCCATTGGTTCATACCTTTATGGTCACCCTGTGGTGCAGCATCAAGAGTTTTACCTAACTCAATAGAAGCATCGTCAATAGCTTTCTTTTTATCCTCACGAATTTTATACTCAGTTTGCAACATGTCGGTCATGTTCTTACCTATAGCACCCCAATCCACATAATTTGTGGCATCTCTTTCAACATATTTATATCCTAATGGCATATTCGTTTTGTTTTAGTATTGTTATTGTCCTCCTATTCCCGGATTTTGATAAAATAAAAATGGGTTAGCAGCGGCATATGGATTATATGGAGTAGAAGTGGTAAGAGCGTTAGGAGTAAACCATTGAGATGGATTTACTGCTTTATTCTGTTGATCTTGCATAACATAGTTGCTTGGTCCTCCCGGAGTACCTGCAGCACCTACCGAAACTTTACCTGCATTAGGTTGTGCCAATGGATTTATACTTTTATTTTTAGAATATAAGTCTGCTCCTGCTATACCTTGCTGAATTGCACTTGTTGCACTTGCCATGCCTGCTGCAGTAGCTGCTGCTGCTGCTTGCTGTGCATCTGATGCCATTTGCTGTTGTCCTGCAACCTCTTCTAAATCTAACTGCACATTAACATCACGAAGACGACTATCTTCTCCTGCTGTTAATTTTGCAAGATCAGTAAGCTCTTTACCATAATCATTTCTTTCTTCTTGCTGTGCTGTATTCATTTGTGCTTGAACTCTACCTGCAGTAGCTGCTGCTCCTCTTTCACTTTCAGCACCTGCTTGAATAGCTTGAGCTCCTTGAACATTTAATGCTTCTCTTGCTAATTCATGAGGTTCTTTTTGAACTGATAATGCTGCATAATAATTTGGCTCAAGTCTTTTACGAGCTTCATCCATTGCTTTTTGAGCATCAGCCTGTGCTTGATTTTGTATTTTTTTTTGTTTACTTGCTTGAGCAAAGGACATACCTGCTGATACTGCTGATATCCCTAATCCTATTGCTGCCGATGTTGCTATTGCCATATTATAATATTTTAATCATTTCAGATGTATATGAGTCTCCCTTAACATATCCAAGTGATTCATACACCTCTATTAAGCTTTTATTTTTAATTAATGCGTATCCATATTTGCCTCCTGAATCCTCAGCTATAACCGTAAGCGAAGCAACTAATAGTTTAATAGCCTCTTTCCTATTTGGTTTAACCCTATACTGCTTATTAGATATAATCCAATCTATCCAAGAAGCCTTTGAATTTCTTATATACATAAATCCTGCACAAATAGGGGTGTCCCCATCCATAACCATTAGGCCACCCTTGCCATTATCAGGTAAAAAATCCCTTAATGGAGCCTCCCATTTCCAATCTTTCCACCATCCTACAAGGATATTATCATAGTCATTTTCATTTAATGCTCGTATAGTTAGACTCATATGATACAAAGATATTGAATTTAAGGAAAACTTTTCATAACTTCTGACTGAACTGCAAATAATTCTATTTTGCCTGAAGAACCATTGACTATATCAAACACACAATAATGACCTAATACCCCATGAGATTCAGCTACTGAGTTCTTGACATAGAAGAAATAATTAACATCTCCCGGTATAGCAACAGTTCCCGGAGGAGTTGCATCTATTTCAATATTATTTATTCCTGCAGGATAATCTACATTTATTTTTGAAACTATACCTGCCCAATTCATTGCTGTTGCATCAAAATAAATATAATCTCCAATGCTAATAATACCACCTATTGATATTAATGGATCTATGCTAAACTTTACTTTAGGGCCTGAAACTACATCAAAGCTATTTCCTATACCATTCACACTCCTAAGTGAAAACTGACCGCTTGTATTATTACGAATAAACGCAAAATAAGTAGCTTCTTTTCTTTCATAATAATTTGAATATACAAATCCTGAGTTTTGCAAATCTGTTTGAAATGTTCCATCCCACGTACTATCTCCCTGAAGAGATATTGTTTTAAATAGTTTATTCTCATATACTGCAGAATTAAATACACTTTGTAGTGTAGTTGGAGTAAATGCATATTCAGGATGACCTTGCCTCTCCCACCAATCATAATAAAATGTATTCCTTGTTTCAGTTGAATTATGTCTATATATATTACCACCCTTAAATGTATAAAAGTAATTATTCATTCCAATCATCCAATCAGGATAGTAGGAATAAAAAGAAACCCATCCTTTAGAGGCTTCGCTATATGATAATGTATAATTCGACATAATTATTTATTTTATATTAAAAGCAATAAGCTAACATACCAATCACAATCCCATTTTCAACTTCTATTATATCAAAAGATGTAGTAGTAGCAGGAGTTCTATACCAACCATTGGGTAATGGATTTGCTCCATTTATATCTGAAAATACATAGTCATATAGTCCTACTTCACTTGGATTAACTGAAGAATGTATTTGAAAGAAATAATATGTTTGAGTTAATGATGCAGCACAAATAGGACCAATAGATCCTTCTCCCGGCTCAAATCTTATAGTACTACTAAATGTAGGTAAGCCTGTAGGACAATGTGCTTCTATACCAAATCTATATGGTTGCTGTGGAGGCTCACTATTATTAGGACATAATGCATACAAATATACTTTCAAGTCATTTGGAGTAGGTGCGGTTTTTGGTATTATCATAACAGCAGTATCCATAGGACCGGGAACCAATGCCATTGTTTGAGCTGATGTTAAATTGAAATCTGTAGTAAGGCCTGTGTCTGTAAAAAAGAAACCCGGAGCATCTGATGAAAATTCATGTAATGAATAGGACCATCCACCACTCGAAACTACACTACAAACGCTTTCGGTATTGTTTCCTAAGAATGTAATATCTCCTGAAGTAGTTGATAAGTATCCCCAATTAGCACTAACTACAGAACTATATACAACTGAGTTTAATACTGCTTTTACTCCTATAATATTTCCGGGATTTATATCAATAAGTATAGCTATAGCTCCTGTTGATGTATCATCATTTCCTGAATTATAACTAAATTCAAATATTCCTTTTGCTTGATTATCAGGGGGGGCTTGTCTTGATTTTGAACTCGGACACGCATACTCGCAATTGCATACCTGTTGAGCAAGTAAAACACAGTCTACTTGTTGTCTTGATACACTCCCATCTGAATACCATCCATCAGGAGCGCATGTTACCATAGATGAATCTGTAAACACAGCCGTTGAAGAGCTTAGGGTTGAACCATTTAAATAATATAAACTTGATACTGACATATTAATTTTGTTTTAAAAAACATCACAATTACAACAAGCGTCTGTATTTGATTCGTCTGAATAACATAAAGATAAAGGATAAGATTTTCTAAAATCCCAAATTAAATAAATATAACTTCCACTTCCTGTACTTGGAACTGTAAAATCTCCTGAGTAAAGTGTTCCGCTTCCTATAACTCCTGTTACTAAAGTAGATGAAGCAAGTAATGTTGATATATCTATTGCATTATTATTGTATAATGTATTGCTACGTAAATATCTAAATTTATCAAGTGCAGGATTAAATACAAACGTATCAGGTGGGATTTGGTTTGACTGAATCGTTAATGTACTTCCTGCTATAGGAAATCCGCCTGTACCTGCAGCTCCTGTGGTTATATTATACCTTGATACCAAAGGATTGGTTGTACCGCTTGCAAATGTAACTAAGTTAGATTGCAATGGTGATACAAATATGCCACTTGTATATCTATATTCTGCATGAACAGTATCTCCTGAATCTGAATCATTGGTTACAACAACTTGAACTACATTGACAATTTCAGGCTCAGGGCAATCTACGGTAATACTTATATCAAGTGAAGCTCCTTGATTATTGTTAATCCCTATTATTGCAGTCTGCTCAGCTATTGAATTTTTTGAAAAACTAAAACTTCCTGAACCTGTTTGTGGTTCTGATTCAAACTCATTACCATCATATGTTACAAATATTCTAAAAACTGAATCTTCTCCTTCTACTACCCAAGAAATATTACTATCTCCAACAGCACTACCTAAATTAACGCAATATTCAAAAAGAGTGTTTCCTGATACTTTTAAATTCTGAGTAACACCACAAGCAATACATTGTACTTTAGCAGGTATATTTATAGTATTTGAAGACAATACATACTCATTCATATAAGGATCAAATCCTCCAAGTTTTTGAGTATTAAATGAATTATTGAACTCATCTCTAAACCATGTCCTCATATTGGCATCTGATATAACACCCAAATCATCATTAGCATATGACGTTCCCATAAGTTGTATTACAGCTCCACGTTTAGCGTCAGTAAAGAATCTATTAAATCCCCATTGAACATAACTCTCAGGATTAAAGCTAATGCCATACTTTTCAGTACGAGCTATCTGCGTGCCCAATACTTCAGGAACTGAAGTAATAGCACTACCTGCAGCAGCATCTGAAAGCAAATTCTTACCTGCTAATACATAAGATATTTTATCTTCTTGCAAAACAAGCACATCTGTTTCTCTTCCATCCATTAAATATATATCTCCAAAAGAAGCCTCTAAATGCTTATAGTCTAATAAGCCTAAGTTAAACTCATTTAACTTATTTATATTAGATTCAGGATTGTATATACCACTATATGTTATATCAGAAAATCTACTCGCTTCTTTGTATTGTTGAGCAGATACCGATGTAACTCTTTGTCCTAAATCAAATTGCCTTCCAACAATTGAATCACGAATCTTATAACTCTCTGCCCCATTGCCAAATGAAAAGCAATTATAGAATCCTGTATTTACTATAGCAGGAACTCCCATATTTATATCTTGGTCTTGAACATTACCCATATGATTTCCATCCTCATCAATAGCAAATGATAAATCATTTTCAAAAAATACATCAGGTAGTGCATCTGCAGGCTCTGTTTCAAATATAAAAAGACTATCTGCACGATAAACAGTTATTGTTGCATAAGCAAATGAACGCCTTCCTGCAGTTCCTGCTCCTGAACAAGCCCAAGTACCACTTCCTTGAAAATATAACCTATTATTTGCATCTCTATTAAATCTATAATAATTGGTATCTAATGCACAAGAAGGAGCTCCATGTCCTGTTTGAAATACATTAGCAGGTGCAGCAGCTCCACAACTTCCTTGCCAATCACCATCTCCTAATATTGCTTGAACATTATCTCCAAGAAACCAATCTTCCATATTAGCATAATTAGAAGAAGCAGTAAGGCTTTTATTTAATTCATATCTTCTTTTTTCACAAGAACATCCTCTTCCTCCTCTATCAAATAGTATATTAATTACAATCCTACTACCTGCAGGGACATCATAATCTGTATACATTCCACCTCCATCAGGAGTAGGATAGCTCATTGGATAATAAAACACAGGACAAGTTCTTGCTGCATCTACATATCCTCCTTGTCTGCCATATGCTATTATAGAATTTGGATCTTGAACAGCACTAAATGAACTTGGATTGATTTTCATATACACTCCTGTAGGAGGAACAGCTCCTGATACAGTAGTTATAAATGCTGATTGTTGAGATTTTTTTTCAAGAACAGTAGCATATATACAAGCGGAAGTTGGACCATCTGAATCTCTTTTTACAATAAACCTATCTCCATCTTCAACTTTTCTTGCATTTTCTCCTTCAAGCAAAAAGTAAGCATCATTTGTGTCTTTATCTATAAAGAATATATTGCTATATATTGTTTCGTATCCTGCTTCATCAGGTTTTATTACAAACTTATATCTTGAAGCCCAATTAGGAGCTCTTTGAGAAACAGGAATATTTACCTGAATTGAATTTTGGTATATAGAATATCCGCAAGGAATATGCTCAGTATTATTCTTACTAACTAATGCTGTAGACGCTCTATTAAAATCATCCATATAAACAATACCAACTTCATACCCACGATTACTATGCAAGCTACTTGGACTTGCTATTTTTTGATATGTTATCTCAGCAAAATTTATTGTGTAAAATTCAGCAACAGTATTTGCACTAGCATCATCTTTATATAAAGTTCCTATTACCTGCAATCCAATAACATTAGTTCCCGGATCCGACAATATAGCACACCCATAATTTCTTGTAAAAAAGTTTACATTAACTCCACTATATTGTTTAGTATATGTTGTTGTAGCATTTGTTAAATTAGTAGGAGTTAAGCAGTTTATTTGATCTGTAAATGTAATACCATCACATGATGTTGCCATTGGCTCTATATTTCCAAAAAATAAAGATCCATAACCTACAGCATTTATAAACTCCGTACTATTAACCATTTCGTATGGAGAATTATAGGAAGTAGGTAAAACGAAAGTAAACGAAACCCTTGTTGTATCAGTTGTTTGTGTTGGGACATTTGTTCCTACAAAACTATAATGAACAAATGTAAATGATATATTTAATGACGAACCTGCTATTAAATCAACATTTGATAAATCTACATAAACTGATGCATTAGGTACAGAAGCAGCTTTACCTTCTAAATTATAATCACCCGATCCCGGAATATATAATAATGATTCTTCTCCTACAGGCTCAGATATAAGTGTTGTAGAATAATCAAACAAAACATCTTGACCATTTTTATCGATCAAGTTATATCCTTCAACATAATTACCATACATTAACCTATTTCCCATAATCGTTTGCGCTTTTGCAAAACGAGGCACATTATCATATAGTCTTAATAATTCTGAATCAGGAAGTATTGTAAATATCTTACTATTAGAAAAAGTATATTGATATATTTGGTCGTCTCCTAAATCAGCTTTATCAATAACCTCTATAACTTTTATTACATTATTATTAGACTGCTTAAACAACAATTCAACAGCAACAACTAATTCACTTCCTGAATTATAATTAATTATAGCAGCATTATAAAAGTTCTCCATCCCCTCATTTAGTAAACTATTTATACTAAAGTTGAATTGCTTAGGAGAAAATGCAGGTTCTGACCATTGAGATGTAGCAGAATATTCGCCATCTGCATACTTGTATCTATATGCAAAACAAATGAATCTTGTATCCATATAGTTAGAAGATCCTGCAGTCCTTATAAGTTGTATTACAGGCGACTCCATTGGTGGCTTCTTTATTACAAGAATTGATTCTGCTGTAATTTGATCCACATATGATATAGGATTTGGATAGTTCCTTGTTACATTAATAACTCTTGGAGGATTATAATCATCTGTAAAGAATAATAAGTCCTCAATCTTATTAACGCCTGTAATAAGATATCCTGAATTAAAATTTAATATAGGTCTATTGTTTATATCTCCAATACTAATTACATGATACGTCAAAGCATTTGTATTTATATTAAGAGACACAATCATATCAAGGATATGTAATTGATCATCTTGTCCAAAGAAAGAATCGTCGTGCACAAACCAATATATAGTCTCATTTGCACTATCCTCAATAGCTCCAATACATCTTGCATTAAGACTTAATTGAGTACCATCAATATATCTTAATGTAGATAATGGAATATTACCTTTTGTATTTTCAATAACACCTACTTCAGATTTCTCTGTATCTCCCATCCTCACATTCATAGCATCAACGTATTCCCCTTCAGGTAATAGACGTTGGTCCACAACTTTATTCATCCTTCCTGCTACAAAGGTCCTTGTATCTTTTGCCATATTATTTTATTATCTTGTCCATTCCTCTTAAGTTCATTAAAAGTCTTCCCGGATGAATATTACTAATTCTTATTTTAGCATTTCTAAGTAAGGCTTGTCTTTCTTTTCTTGCACGATTCACTATATACTCTTGAACACCAAACTTAGAATTTAATATCTCAAATTTAATAGCCGCATAAACATATTGTTCAAATAATTTATTAACAGTAATTAATGAATTATCTCCATTCTCCATACCATCAGAAACATACTCAAGAATACAAAGCTCTCCTGACATCTTAGAGTCAAAGTTTATAACCCCTGCTTTCTTATCTATTTTAAATGTAGGATTAAAGTTTGCAGTCTCTGTATTTAAACCAATCCTATCCCCTATGGTATAGTTGAAATACCACATCCCATCAACAACCCAACCTTCTTGACCATAGAATTGACTATCCCTATTTAGATAGATATCTTTCTTAGTACCCATTAATCTTTGATAATCTATATTAGAATACTCAGGTCTAAGTATATTTCCATCTTGATCAAAAAGAACATTTGCATTATTATCTTGAAGATATGCATTAGATGATATTGCCTGAATGTTCTCAGTAAGAGGTCTTAAGAAACCATCTTTATATAAAGATATTCTAACCCAATTTACAAAGTCAGGAGGCAATACAAATCTTAATGAATCTCCAACTGTTAATTCTAATATTTTTATTTCTTTAAATGCATCATAGTTTAATTCCTGTATAGCCCTTTTAGCATGGAATATAACTTTATATCTCTCTTCATTATTAACCAATGAATGATTACCTGAATACATCAATAAAAAATTATTGACAATATCCTGAAGGCTTACATACTGATATGATCCCCAATTCTGATTGGTAGGATTATCCCCTGAGTTATCATAGTATTGGTATTCTGACATATATGCCATAAACTAAAATTATTGTTGTTGACTAAATGTTGGTTGTTCATGTTGTTCCTGAGCCATAGCAAATGATGTAACATCATTCTCACGTATAGAAACACCACAGTATTGTAATATCTTCATTACCAATTTAAACTCATCCTCTTGAGGCATTTCAAAATCCTGATAATCAAGTTGTGATTGGTCAAATACAGGTTCTCCTCCTGATAATGCAATGTAAGTCCATTTAGGTTCTTTTGGATACCTAAAGTATGTAGCATTAACTGCACCGTAAGTATTTATAGTTACAGGATATACTTTCATTATATCACCTAATATAGAATATGAAGGATATATTAAAGATGGTGTTGTAAGGTTTGAAGAATTAAGTAATGTTATTTTACCACTTGATACCTTATCTGCTTCAGCAAAATCATACTGAGAATATATTATGTAATCTTCAAAAAAGTTTACATCTTGAAATATATCATCTTCAAGATAAAGAGTTGTTTCATCTTCAACAAATGAAACTGTAGTATTTTTATAAGTATATGAATTAACTACTATATCTCCAACTGAAACTCCATCTGCAATAAAATCAGCCGAAGAATCAATTAATTGAAATGGTAAAGTATCTGAAGTCCAATGTGAAGCTAATACTTTTGTATTGCATATAACTTTATTAATCATATATGCCTCATTGTTTGTTGTTGTCAATGATGGTATATAAAATCTATTTGTAGGATTATCGTAACCTGTAGGTTTATTAAATAAATAATCACTAACTAAAAAACTTTCAATAGTTTCAGTTATAGCTTTATTGATATCTGAATAGTCCGTACCTGATGTACGAGCATTTTCAGCATTTACAGTCTTGTTGAAATTACTGAAATATTCCTCAAAAACTTCTAACTGAGCCTGTTTTGCAAATAAGTTAAAGTCTGATGGAGAGATATATCCATAGTTATTCTTATTCAGCACAGACAATACAGTATTTCTTACTGAGTTTATCATCTATTTCTTTTTTACAAATATACAAAAAAAAGAGGGCACAAATTGTACCCTCCTTTTCTACTATTAATCACACATAAAACTACTATCCAAAATTAGTATCTAACATCTTAAGTGAATCTAATCCTTCATCACTTTGTAAGTAATAAGCTGCAGCGTCATATGGTTCTTCCCCAAATGGGATAGACATCATTTTTTTCTTATTTGTTGCAGTATTAAACCAAATCTCCTTGTCGTTATTCCTCAAAGTTAATAAACTATTTTCAAAAAACATACGAACCTTAGCTTGAAATTTCAATTCAGGATCATTTAATATGTCTAAGAAGTCTTGAGGATAATTCTTGGCAAATACCAATATGTCTCTTTTTAATTCAGCAGTAGATATTGTAGAAGGATCTTTACCAAACATAACACGAGATACCATCTCTATTTGGTCTATAGTAAGCTGACGAGCTTCTATTAATGCATCTACCTCTACATTCAAATCTTCTACTTCTTTTGAAGCATCTTTTTCTTTATCAACCTCTATAAATGAAGTTCCATTAAGAGGATGATAATGAAGAAATTCTTGTAAAGCAGGATTTTGTTTTGCAACAACTAATAAGCCATCTTCAAAAATAATTGGTTCAAGAATAGCATTGCCATCTTGCTCATCTTCAAATGGTGACTTTTGATTTGTTGCGTACCTAAGTGCACGATTGATATTATTCTTTTCATCATACCACATTAAAGGATAACGTGGATGGTTTCTTGAAGGTAAGACATATGATAATGGACTACCATTTATTAATCTATATGTCTTATTTGTAGGTGTTATACTTTTTGCCATTTTATATAATTTAATTGAATTTAAAAATAATTTAAAAAAGCAGGGGATTTTAATGCCCCCTGCTCTATTTAGTTAAAACTATGCACCGTAACGGAACAATACAAAGTTATTTGCACCAAGTGTACATACGCAACGCTCAGAAAGGAAGTTAACCTCCATTGCATCTAAGTCGCTTGTAGCAGCACCACCGGCAGAACCTGTAATCCAAGTTTTATACTTTCTATCTTCTGCTTCAGACGCTCTGTATCTTACGTGTAAGAAAGGACGCTTAGCATTTTTACCCATGATTTGGTCGTAAACAGATGTAGAACCTGCAGGAACCATAAGTCCTGTAATTGATCCTGCACCTGCAGCTACTAAACCACCTCTCATAGTTGGATCATTTAAGTATTTCCAATCAGTCTTGTAGAAATCATAACCTCTACGGAAACCTGAAAAACCTAAATTTAACGCCATGTTTACATCATTGTCAAATAGACCAAATGAAGCCGATTGAGCACCATTCGTTCCACCTGTACCTGCTGATGGCAAACCATTCAATCCTGCTAACATATTATCTATGTCAAATCCGAATGCACGGTTTACAAACACTACGTTCTCTTCAATCGCTCCTTGCTTATCTAAACGAGCAACAATTGAATCCCAATCAGAAAGTGAAGTTGGAGTACCTGCACCCCATACGTTACCACGATTGTTTACAACATAGAATACACCCTCAGAACCTTTGTATCCTGCAGCTAATGCTCCTGAAGAAGCAGCAGCAGGCACGGCTTCAATCATTGAAGTCTCAAGATAATCTTCAAAACGAAGACGAGTCTCATGCTCAGATTTCAAATACCAAAGATATCCTGTAGCACCATTCTCAGTTGTAACTTCAACCCATCCAATCTGAGCCATGTCAGAACCATTAACAGCATATTTATCTTTAATGATAATTGGAGAGTTAGAATAAATTGAATCTTCAGCTTCTAAAGATCCAACCATTCCATTAGTTCCTTTTTTAAATTCAGAACCATAAATGAAGATGGTATAAGTTTGACCACTTCCTGCAGAAGCAGCTCCACCTGTTTCGTAATAAGCTACTACGAAAGTAGTTGCATTTGTTACAGAAGTAACAATAGCCTTGTTGAAAGTTCCTGTCGAGTTGTTTTGGATAAACAAAGTTTGTCCTACACGAACAGCTATATAAGTAACACCTGAATCTCCAACAACAAAAGTAGCAGTAGTTGCAGCTAATGTTTGAGTTGAAGTACAGCTTGTATACTTAATGTGAAGACGGCCTTGTTCTGCCCATTTAATTTGGTCAGAGTTAGAAGGCATTTCAGCACCTACCATTCTTAAGAATGAAGATACAGTTCTATTACCATAACGCTCGAATTCTTTCTCATAAGTATCAGGAAGATACTGATTCAAGAAATCAAATGAAGTAATATAGTTTGTTTGTAACGCTACTTGTTCCGGAGCCGGTTGTAAAGCAAACGTTGGTGTCGATAATATCGCCATTTTTTAAATTTTTAAATTGTTATTAAATCTTTTTAATACTTCGGATTTTTAAACTCCTCCCGGAACTAGGGTTCACTTCCCTAATCTGCATTCCATCCGTCATTTTTGTAACTTGGGGAGCTTTTTGTTCAGACATATTGATATTCTTTATGCCCTTCATTGTTCCTTCAGTTGCATCTGCTAATCCTTGTTCGTAGAAGTGTTTAGCAAATCTTTCGGGATTCATTGCAATTGCTAAAGACCTATGGTATCCTGCCGCATCTTTCATCAAACCATTCTCATCTAAAAACTTATTAATAAAGTTAGCAGGTGTCGCTTGGTTTTTCTTTAATTCAGAAGCATCTCCCGGAGCAAACGTAATTTTCTTTTCATTAACATTGAACTCAAAACCTTTGAATTCTTTATTAAAAACTTCATCTGTCTTTTGGTCAAACCATTGACGCTTACGATTGTTCTCCTCTTCTACAGTCTTCGCTTGTTTTGTATATTGCTTGTACGATTCAAACTCTTCTTTCTCGTCATTAGAAAAAGGCACCGAACTTGACTCAAGTGGTATCGTATATTTTTCTTTTTGAGAATTGAAGAATTTTCTTGCTTCAGCAACAATCTTTTTCTTTTCTATTTTAACTCTCTTAATCTTTGACTCATCATCAATATCCTCATCATATCTGTAATCATCCATTAATGAATCTATATCATCTGCATCAAGACCTTCTTGCGTAGACGAAAGGTAGCTTTTTAGTAATTGGTCAGGATTCATTGAATCATAATCTTTCTTTAATTCAAGAAAATCCTCAAATCCCCTTCCTGTCTCTTTCTTATATTTCATATAAGTAGCAACATCTTCAGGTAGAGGTTCTGACTCTTTCCTTTCAGCAACCAATTCATCAAAAGAATTAATTTGTTTATTATACCTTTTGCCTATATATGAAAGAACTTGTTCTTCATTTAACTCAGGAGCTTGTTCTGCTATTGGCTGTTCAACAACTATAGTTTCTTGTGGCTCTGTATTTAAACTTTGTTCGTGCTTTTCAAGTAATTCTTGTTCTACTTGAGCTACACCTTTTTCTTCTGCTCCATCTAAGAGTCTAACTTTTAATTCCATTTTTATTAAATTTAATTGTTACAAAATTATACAAAATTCTCAATATTTTTAACGAGGCTCAAACTCTGATAAATCAAACCCATCTAAGCTGTCCTCATTTGATTCAAAACTCAATGGAGGAAGATTATTTTTACGCTGATTAATCAACTTAGATTGCTCACTATTTTGTTGACTAATACGTTTTGCTTTAGAATCTTCTTTTAATTGATCACGAGCAGATAATGAACCACCTTCTATCTCAGCCATCTTTAACTTATAGTTGAACTCCTCAGCCATTAATTGAGATTTAAGTTGAGCCTCTTGCTGCATCTTTTGTATTTCAAATGCTATCTCTGCTTGCTTAATCTGCATCTTAGCCTGAGTTTCTGCTTGTATCTTTTGCATAGCAGTTTGTCCTGCTAATTCTTGAGATTTCAACTGCTGTTGTGCAGTTATAGATTGAGATTGCATAGCCATCTTTTCTTCACGCTCTTGCTTCTTAATCCTCTTTGACTTAAGTAACTGATTAGCAAGTTTTAAATTTCTAATCTCTCTTATATCAATTGCATCCTCAAGATTAATATCACCTTTAGATAATGCCATTTGTATATTAGCTTCAAGCTGAGATTTTTGTTCTTCATCAGGAGCTATTTCTATAAATATACCAAAGTCATAAATATATAAATCAGATATGTCATTTAGTATAGAAACATTATACTTCCCTATCTTATTAACAAAGTCATCTTTGAAATCAGAGTATTCTAATATATCTGCTACTCTATAAGTAATAGCTTCTGCTAATGCTCTATACATATATAGTCCACTCTCAAGGATATGTCGAGTTGCTGTATTTGAATTTAATGCAGCTAACTTCTGCAATCCAACCAATGAGTTAGGATCAGGTGTAGAACCATCACGGGCCTCATTTAAGCCTGTTACAGACCTAATCATATCCATGTAATGATTATAGTTAGCTATAAGCATTTGAGTCTTGCTTGCGCCTGAATTTGACGTTAATTGAGTAATAGGAACTTTAGCATTGTTAAAGTCTCCATCTCCTGTAAAACTCCTACCAATAACACTACCTGTTTGGAAATAAAGACGCAATGCATCCTCAGGATTATAAGCATTACCATTTCCTAAATCAACTTCATTAAGACCATCAGCATCTATGAATACACCATCAGGTACAACACGATTGATTACCTGTTGTAACTTTAAGTGAGTTATTTGTATCAAATCAGCAAATGGTATCATTCTACGAACTAATGACTCAATCACCCCCTTATACATACGAGGAGCACAAGCCACATAGTTTGGTAATGCATGTTGAGAAGCAGACTTAGGTCTAACCATATTCTGAGACATCTCCCATTTTAAAAGTATATTAGTACCCATTACCATTATCCCCTCATACCAAACATCAATAGTCTTTTGTATTTTTTCAAAATTACCCTCATCCATCATTTCTGTAGGAGGGTTAAACGTATCATCTTTTGCAATTACACGAGAACCACCATTTTCAAGCAACTTCTTTTTAAATACAACCTTCTTAGTAGTCTTATAATTAAAGTACATTAATGTGCAAGTATCATTAGAGAACATACTATTGTTGTAAAATTGGGATACGTTATAGTAATCGTACCAACCTTTACTATACATTGATATCTCTTGAAGCTGCTCTTTTGTTAATGTAGGATCAATTTTTAATAACTCGGTCATAGCCATAGTCTTAATCTCTCCCCAATAAAAACAATCCTTAAAGTAAGGATCTTCAGTATAACTATATACCACATTTGCAGGATCTACGTATGAAATCTTAACTCCTTCACCTAATAAGAACTCGTGCTTAGCAATAGCAATACCTATTACAGTATTGTCATAATCAAGTCTTTTTCTAATATCGTCATACTTGTTTTCATCAAACATAGTATTAATAGCTTCTTCTTCAGCTATTTCAATTGCAGGCTTATAATTAAGCTGCATATATAAACTTAATTCCTCGTCAGTTTGAGGAAGTTGGTCAGGATCCATCATAAATGGATTTGCTCCTGTAGCACTTTGTATCTTTTCAAGTACGTCCTTGCCTGCCATTTGAGCCTCAACCATGTCCTGATACTTATTCCTTTTAGATTGAGACATAGCATCTTGTGCATAAGCCTTAACCTTAAATAACCTATCAGACATACCATTAACGACTATATCTACAAATTTAGGCAGTATAGGAACAGGAGTCCAATCTAAATTTAGATAAGACAAATCTCCATCAATAGCTAGTTCATTTTTATATTTAGCAACAGACTGTTCGCCTCTTGCATATAATCTAAGTCTATGAAATTCCCTCCATTGACTATAGTACCTACAGGCATTACCATCTTTCCTAAACCACTCATATTGAATAGCTTGACCAATCTGAAGCCCAAATGCCTCAGAGGCTTTTTCAGCATCAGTCGCTAACTGACTTGGGAATACTGTAGATGTTATATTGATTGCTACATTTTTCATTTAATCAATTGACTTGTTGTTCCATCATTCTTGTACCTTGCGAAGTTAATACTAATTTTTGAATCTTTTTTTTCCGGCATATATAAATGTTTCTGATTAGCCATTATAGCTAAGCCTGAGCTAATACAAGCATCAAACTTTGTCCTATCATTTATATCAAACTTTGCCCAATCTTCTAATGTTCTCATAAATGGCATAGTCCCCATCTCCTCAGGATCTCTATACTTGCCTTCTAAGTCTAATCCAATGTGTTTCTCTATGTAAGATTCAATAGCTGACGCATGAGCCTGCTTTACGTCCTCTGATGAGTTTGGTATACCACCAAGCTCACGTTCTGTTTTTGTAAGTTTTGAATATTGCTTATCAGGTCTATTTAAACAGAATCCTCTATATCCCCTATTTTTAAAATGATAAAGCAATCTTGGCTTATTATTCTCTATTAAAATTGGCATACCATAAAACACACAAGCCATTAATACTTCCTCAAAAAATATCTCTGCCGTTTGAGGACGAGCAATATATTCTAAGAAAAATTCATTTACAGGCCCTTCATCCATATGGAACTTTGTCATTCCATGTAGTGCTCCATTAGAACCCCTGCCTCCAACTACTGCAGATATATCATAGGAGTCACATCCAAAAGAACCTATATGCTCATTACCGGGATATTTAGTCCCTAATCTATCGTGTACATTATTCTGTACATGCTTTGGAGGAGTCCAACTAATTGAAAACCTACCATTCTTCTCAGGAGTCCATATAACCTGCGTATCCTTTATCCCATCTTTCCAATAGAAAGAACCACGAGTAATATAATGCTCTTTAATCATTCCATCGTTATAATCAATCTGATGATATATCTTAGTAAGATTAAATAAAGCCTGTTTGCTCTCGTCTCTGAAAGCATGCGATTCTGTTCTTGGGAACTGACGATAGAATTCATTTAGGGCATCAGAATCATTCTTTAAAGAATCGACCTCAGCTTCCCAATAATCCAATGCCCCATTTTTAATAAGGTTACCATCCACCCCTTTAATTGGAGTATCGGGTTTTCTAAACACAGGCATACCATAGATATCAATAAATCCTTCCATATTCCACTCCATTGGTATAAATAAAGCATATAGTCCACTTTTAGTTTGTCCATTAGCATTTCTTAACCCTATTCTTGAATCTTCATATAGTTTTTTAAAGTTATCACCACCCTTGCTTAATGCATTTGATGTTGAGCCCATCATACACTTACCTATAATCTTACTACCTAAACGCAAACAAGTCTTTGTTACCCTCCAATTGTTTAATATATTATTTGGCTTAATCCATTTGCCACTCTCGTCATGAGCTAAGAATAATAACTTCTCTCCATCATATGAGTTCTCTTCTGTATTCTTCCAATCTATTGTAGTATCCAACCCATCAATCTCATCTTGACTTACGTCATACATATTTTTTTTGGTAATCTTTGATGCAGGTATCCTAAATGCTAATTCAGTCTTAGGCTTATCCATACCATCCATTATAGGCTTAAAGAAAAATGGCAACCTACTATTAATAGGCACAACCTTATCCGTAAACATCTTCTTAGCATCAGCTCCTGTTTTTGATAGAATACCTACCCTTGCATCTCGTGCAAGCGTACCTATGTTTACGCACTCTGATGATGACATAAAAGAAAATCCTGAACGTCTTATTTTTAGATAAACCATTCCAAATGATCTTATATCTGCACGACAAGCCTCCCAAAATATCCAATAGATTCTATTAGCTTCACGAAAGTCAGGATATCCCACATCTATACTTGCCCATTGCAAATACATCCAATGAGCTCCTGTAATATAACAAGGAGCACCCTCGTTCATAAACCAATACCCCTCATCCCTATAATCAAATTGCTTTTCAATATAATCAACCCATCTATCCTTAAACTGTGATGGCCTTTCATTCCAATGAAATATTGATTGTATAGATGATAACTCTTTAGGGAAGTTTATTCTTTCCCAATACTGCTCAGATTTTATATCACTTCTTTTATTACATTCCTTAGGAACAGCAGGTAATGCTATAACTAATCCTGAGATATTTATTATCTGCCCTATCTCTCCTGTCTTTGATATAATAACCATATCATGCTCGTCATTATACCCATATATCCAAGACCTTACTTTATTCTTTTTAGATAAAGTAGTAGCAGGTACATAATCAGTTAGTACCTTATATAATTCATTATTTAGACCTTCTTTCTGCAAATCCTTGTTTTGTATCTGTTTTACTTACTCCTTTATCAATCGCCTCAAGACTTTCTCTTTCTAATTCTATTCTATTTAATATCTCAAATGCATCAAAGATGGCTAACTTTTTTGTTGCTGCTGCATTCTTTAATTTGTCAGCAGCCAAGTCATCACCTTCTTGGTCAGGTTTTAATATAGACTCCTCAGCAACTTTAATAAGCTCCTGTACTGCACGATGCCCTGCAGCTATTATCTTTAGTTTTGTTTCTTTAGTTGTCATTTTTTCCTAAAAATATTACTTGAATTAATCTTGAGTATTCTCCTTCTCCAAAGTTCTCATATATATTCCGAGAATGCAACAATGTTGCATTAAATGAAATCATCCTATTGAACTTAGAATATAATACACATTTTGGATTATTATTTTCATCGTAAATAGTAGTACCATCACTAACAGGTTTATTCTCATTAAGATATAATATACAGGTAATATCCCCCATCATATCATCCTTATGTATAAAGTTAGGTTCTTCTTGATTAAGTGGAGACTTTCTTATAAAATTATAATTTACTTTATAACCATCAAACTTAGATAATACATACTTAGCAAACTCATCATCATTCTCACGAGGTTGTATATTTTTAAATGTTTTTTCTCCATCAAATACATCTTGAAATCCATTCTCATAGATATCTTGTACGTACAATTCAGGACTTGATAATACGTTATCAAATGAAGTTATATTCATAATTTAATTGTTATTTGATGGTCAAACATCCTATATAGTTTTTCTCCATCAACAGTAAATTCATATTCGTTATCAGGAGAGAAACAAACCATATCACCTGCATTAACGCCTTGACTAATTAGATATTCATTTGAGTATTTCATTACACCCATCAATGGTTCTTCTGAGAATGGCTTTTTAATATAAGACTCTGTTGCCAATATAGGTTTTATGAAACAATACCTATCGTATGCATTCCACGTGGAACCTTTCTTATACATAAAAAACTGATCAGGCTCAATAAAGAATATGTCATCTCTAAAAAAACTCTTACCGCTCTTCTGCTTGCCTTTCATATCATTATAATACTTAAAAACATTGTGATGAACAAGTAGTATATCGCCCGGAGTAATTGGGCCTTTGTAACCTAATGGAAGCTCGACAACCTCAGCATATCTGTTTGAGAACTTGTGGTCCTCTTCAGAAGTACTTACTATAACTTCAGTACCCTCTATGTCTTTTGTATTGTCATATCTTCTTCCATTTATAGGCTTAGCTATAAAATAGAATGGTGACTTCATTAATAATCTATATTAAATTCAATTGAAATTGGAATCGTTGAGGTAAATTCTTTCCAAAGAACTATCTCTTCCTTTTTATTTATTATATAAACAAGTATTGATTGATTGTCGGGATTATACTTTATTAGATGTATTTCATTAGTATCCCCAAATATTTTTTGTCCAACTATATAGTGCATAGCACCATTCTTATAGTCAGGTCCCACAGAAATTTTTCTAATATCCATTTTATTTAATTATATATTCTAAATTCAAAAGAAGCAGGAGTATAAGGATTATCTCCTGATAATGCTTGCCCTGAACCTGCTGTTGTTCCATCAAAAATAGCTGCAAAAACTCCTGCTATTTTATTTGTTTTATCAAACCAAGCATGAGCATTGTAATAAAAATGTGTAGGATCAGATGCAGAACCTCCAATACTTATAGACACATAGAACTTATCCCAATTTTCATCAGGGAAATATGTACTATTATAAAATCTAAAATCCCCTTCAACACAATCATTTCCCCCACAATCCCAAGTTAAATCATATCCTAATGTATTTTCAAGTACAATAGCAATAGGATCATTCACATCCTCTTGACTTAATTGAGCTGTATATACTCTATAAGGTCTTAAATCAGAAATCGTTCTCCAATTACCATCAGAAAGAACTTCTAATGTTTGCATTGGAGGTATATTTTTAATATAAGTGCTTGAGCCTCCAATAAATGCAGTTGTTAAAATATTAAGAATAGCAGGGTTAACAGTATCCTTATTTATTATTGTTATTTTTTCTCCAACAAAAGAAGTGCCTGCAGGAAGTAATAAAGTACCTGTACCGGCTACATCAATAACATATGTTCCTTTATCATTGATTGTATAATCTGAACTTGTTAAATCTATATTTTTTCTAGTTGTTGCTGTTCTACAAATTGTAGTCCAAATAATTCCTGTAGATATAACCTCAAGAGTACTATTTTGAGGAATAAAATCTACTACTAAACCTCCACTTTCAGAATATATAAATTCATATGTAGCAGCAACAGATAAATTAATTGGATTTGGATTTCTAATAATTATCCTTTCTCCTGTATGTAAAGTTGGATTAGGAAGTGCAATTACATTATATGGCTCATAAGAATTTATAAATGTATATATACCTGATGCTGTAATATCATATTGAGTAACCCCATCTAAATCAACTTCAAATGAAGGCAAAGCTCCACTTGCTATTGTTATATCACCTGCAGTATCTGCCGTTACACCATTAACAGAGATAGCCAAAGTCCGTGCTCCTGTTCCTGAGTAATTAGGAGCTTCAAGAAACTTACTTGCAGTTAAATTATTTCCAACAAAAGTATATGTTGCTGTTCCATTAAATAAACTTAACGATCCTTCTTGAAAAGAACATCTTACAATATCATCTGCATCATGAAATAGCCATTGCCTATCAGAAAGAGTTATTCTTCCATATTCACCTGCAGCATCATCATAAAAATAAACACTATTTACACTTATATCATTAGTCGTTACACTTCCTGCATCAGTTACTTGCTGAAGATTCCCACTTGTTGATATTACTATATTCCCGGTATTATCTGCAGTTGCTCCATTAACTGATAATGCAAAAAATCCTGACGCATTAGGCAAATCATATTGACGACTTGCATTTATAGAATCCCAACTTATAGTAAAAGGATAAGAAGAAGCTGCTACAGAAGGAATGAACCCAATGCTATGGTCTCCAATAGATATATTTTGATATCCCCCATAAGCCCCATCATATAAATTTAAACTATTAATACTTATATCATTGGTAGTAATACTACCTTCATCAGTTACTTCTTGTAAATTCTGAACTCCACCTGTAGCATTTATAGTTACGTCACCTGTACCTCCAATTGGAGATATTGTCACATTTGTCCCTGCAGTAATCTTAGTAACCCCTCCCGGAGTAGGAGTAGCCCATTTTATAAATCCTCCAACTTCCTTACTTAATACTTGGCCTGCAGTTCCTGCGCTATTATAATAATCCCTAATAGTCAAAGCTTTAAGTTCATCTATATTTACAAGACTATTAAAAGTAGCATCATGATTAGTATCGCTTCCTACATTTAATACTTGGTCTAAAGTTTGACTTCCACCACCACCTGTAGGAGTAGCCCATACTATACCTGCCGGATTACGAGTTAATACCTGTCCTACAGAACCTATGCTTGAAGCAAAATCCTGAATATTTGCAGGTTTAATTAATGTAGTAGTTATAAGTCCTTGAAGAGTTATATCTTGTACAGCAGCATTATTTGCATCAAGAACACTTTGTAATGTAGCAGCAGCCGGTGTGAACCAAAGTATCCCACTTGCTGAGCCTTGACTCTTAAGTATCTGACCACTCGTACCATAACTACTTGCAGAATCCCTTATTTTACCTAAATGAATATTGTCAGCAGTTATAGTGCCTGTAAGATTTATATTATTAGTAGCAGAATTACCTGCAGTTAATACAGCTTGTAATGTACTTGCAGGAGTAGCAGCCCATTGTATTCCACCTATCACCTTAGTTAATACCTGACCTACACTTCCATTAGAAGATAATGTATCAGTAATGTTTACAGGTTTAATTGTACTTGCAGTTATAGTTCCCGTAAGATTTATATTCTGCGTAGCAGTATTACCTTGATCTAATATATCTTGTAATGTATATTGTAAATATACCCAACTAATCCCTGCTCCTGAATTTGATAATACTTGACCTGTATTGCCAAAATTATTTACAGTATCAATAATATTGGTAGCCTTAATTGAGGTTGTTGTTATTTGACCTGTAAGATACATACTCTGCGTAGCAGAATTACCCTGATCAAGAACTTCTTGAAGATTATTACCTGTCCATTCTGAAGAAAACAAAGTTAAAAGCTCTCCTAATGAAAAGTTCTTCGTAGCAAGAGGTGTCTTAGATGCAGGAACTCTAACGGCCTCCGTACCTATTAGCCTATCGCTTAATGATAAAGGAGTATTTGCTAAAGCGTACGTAGATATTTTTGCCATTATATAATCTTTAATTATTAAACAACAATCCTGATTTCTCCTGTTGCTGTTTTGTATATTGAGTTAACTGCAAGTCCACCTGAAATGGCAGCAGCATTGGTTGCATAAGTTGGAAGATCATTATTAATAAGAGTAACAAACTGATTTGTTGTTGTAGCAAGAGTTATAATATCTGAAATAATATAATTCTTTGTAGCCAAAAAATCACTTGTGTCCGTTCCTATAACATAGTCCTCCAAATTAGGAGGAGCAGCATATGTATATGTGCTAATCTTAGCCATTTATTTTTTAGTTTAAAGTCAAAAGATACAAGGTCTTATCTATCAATCCAAGAATCTCATCCATTATATTCTGTATCTCAGATGGATAATTAATCCTTTCTGTATCAACAATTGATTGCAACTCTTTTAAATGAGATGTTGCATCCATTACTTTTGATTCAGGGATAATAATCTCAACTCTTTTAAATCTACCAAAGTAAGCCTCAGTAAAAGTATCAGTCAAATCAAGAATACCATCATAATATCCATTCAAAGCTTTATGCTCAGCAAAAGATGTTGTCTGAAGATGAGCAATGTGCATTGTGTCTCTTGAATGGAACAATGTTCCAATGAATTTTCCCGGTGTCATATTAGTCTATTTTATTTGTTATTTCCCCTGTTTGAATGTTTATTACTGAATCCTTACCATATTTTTCTATCAACATCATCTCGTATGAAGAAAAATCTCCTCTAATCAACTCTATGTGCTTCAGCAATCCTTGCTTTTGCAATTCTAAATCTCCAAGACCTAACTTAGCCTTGTTAAATTCTCCACTCATTTCTTGAATCTTCTTAAGTTCTTCTTCTGTCAATTGTTTTTTTGTGTCCATTTTATTTGATTTTTAAGGTTTATAATACAAAGATAATGTTTTTATGGATGTACATTTCTCTTTATTGAACTTCCAAAGTAATATCCAAAGATTGACAATACAACTCCCTCTACTAATCCAATCAACTGCATCCAAATCTCTTTATTATCCGCAGGTATTTGTAAATATACGATTGCATATACGATAAAACAAAAAAGTCCTAATCCTATAAACCCTGTTAAATAAAAAAGAAAATCAACCTTGTGTACTTTTGCTACTTCAATTTCCCTATTCCTTGCAGAATCCCTATCTTGTACTTCTAAATCAGATATTTCTTTTAAATAAATTAATGCTTCAGCCTTAGATTCAGGAGTCATCTCCTCATCTTTACTGATTAGGTTCTTTACTATACCTAAAACTCCCCTTTCAGGGAGTACATCACCAATGGTATCTAATATTTTTGGAGCTTTTTCGTTTAGAAATTTACCTACTTTAGTATCCTTAAACTTCTTTTTGTCATCCATTTTATATAGATTTTAACTGAAAATGCATCCCATCTTTTCTTTGCCAAGTACCACCCCACTCAAATCCTGCATCTATAAAACATTTCACAAACTCCGCAGATAATGCCGGAGTCATATTCAACTGATTCCAAGCAGCATTAACATCTATCGCAATTCCCCAAGAGTGTAAACTCATTGAACTAAGTCCTCTTTTATTTCTAATGTTAAAGCAGCCATCAAATGTTTTAAGCTCAGCTATCTTTCCTGTGTCTATAAGATTTTTAAATGCTTGAGATAAAGGAGCAACCATATCCTTATTACAATAAAGCTTCTTAGGTATTACGCCTACTTCTAAATTAGTAGGCACATCCCATACTACCATACTATGCTCTAGCGTGGGATCTCCGTATTTTTTTAATGCTTGTGCTGATGTTACCATTATCGTCCTTGTCCTTTATAAGATTTCTTATATAATTTACTACTCTTTATTTTAGAGGTTTTAGTCTTTGCCTGAACTCCTTTAGTCTTAGACTTCTTCCTTATTGTCGGCAGGACTGATGTTTGCTTTGCCATTTTTATTACTTATGAATTTTTTAATTTCATTTACGGTCCTTACTAAAGTATAACCTATTGTACACAAAAATAAAATGCTTTGTAATTCTGTATTAATACTTTGTACCTGAAGAATAAATAAGCAAAGTACATTAGCACCAACAACCTTTATGTCATCAACCTGAACATTCATCATCTTATATATTTTACCAAAGCGCATTAATTGCTGTTGCTGTTGTTCCTGTTGACCTAAGTTTTACAACCTGAATAGGAAGCGTTGTTCCTGCAGGCACACCTGCAAAAGTAATAGTATCTCCACCTAATGTTACAACTGATACGTTACCTGCCCCACCTATATAAAGATAACAACCTGTATTACCTAATCCTGCTTGTGGAGACATAGCATAAATAGTATAAGTCTGTGCTGTTGTTGTAAAGATATTGGCATTCAATGTAAGTTGAGTTTCACTATCCACACTAACTACAGTTGCTGCTGTTGATGCCGTATCATTATGAATAACATCTCCGGGATAGACATGGCTTGTAATAAATGTTGCAGCAGAATCAATTAATTTAAGTGATGTTGCTGTTGTGTTTGTTCCTGTTGTTGTTACAGCAGGAAACGCAATATTTGCATTATCCGAAGGATGTGCCCTTAATGCTCTTGTATATACTAATGTAAATCCGCTCATACTATTTATTTTTTATTTTGATAAGGAACCATTTTGTTTAAAGCTTCTCTTCTCTTCTTACATCCGCAATCTTCTTTACCCATTGCTGATGCTACTTTCTCTGCAACTTTCTTTATACCTGTTACTGTTGTTATCTTGTCGATTGTATCTCCAAGACCTTTACTTTTGTAATTTGTCTCCATCTTTATTAATGATTAAATTTTTAATTAAACTATCCCACGCCTTTGACCACTTATCAAATAACAATGTGATTGAAATTATGATTGATTGAAACTTCTTTTTCATTTTGTAAAGATATTAAATTTTTGACACTCTTTTTCCCATACCTATTTTTGACTTCTCTGCTTGTGATGCCCTTGCCGAAGGGAACACATCATACTGAGCTTTTACTTTTTTATAACAGGAATCTTTCATTAGTTTTTTTTGTATTCTCCCTCAGACCACTTTGCAGCATTCTTTGGATTTTTAAAATGATAAACTTCACTTCTTGCCTTAGCAGTATCAAGAGCTTCCCTACCTTTCAACTCAATCCAATCTTTAGGATCATGAGATGAAGTGCCTGCTCTTTCTTTCGGATAGACAGTAGGGAATGCTATTGCTCCATTATCTGTAGTACCCCAAGCCATTTTATGACTAGACCTTGTACCATCAGAATTTTGCCTATATTCATTCTTAACATTATCCCATCTCTTCGCTTTTTGACGAAGCTCATCTTGCTGTTCTTGCGTAAGCTTTTTTACTTTTAATGAGTCTGCCATTTTTTAATATTTACCTTGTCTACCTTTTGGATTACTTGTTGTTGCTTTGCCCGGTCCACCCCAAAGATAACTGCAAGCCCAATGCTTAGGAGTTAACTTATCAGTAGCACCATCACAGCCATGTCTTGCACGAAAACTTTTACGAGCCGCAGCAGAATAATTGTTGCCATAACCTTTTGCTCCAAAGTGAAGAAGTTTCTCTTCACCATTGGAACAAGCTTTCACCATCATCTTCTTCCCTGCCTTATCAGAGGGAATAGGACGATTGCATTTCATTTTTGACTTATCAGCCATAAGACTAATTTTATTTTGAACGAAAATCTCTACTTGGATAACCTTGCTGACTAACCTGCTCAGTTACCGTAGCAGTAAATAAATCATCAGTATTTTTCACCTCAACAGTTGTTTCTTCAACAGGAGCTTCTACAAATGTCATCTCAACAGTTGTATCTACAGTTTGTTCAACAGCAGTTGCTTTTTTACTTGTTGCCATTTTTTACTTTTTATTAATTAACAATAAGGATTGCTACCTTTCATTCCGGTTTTGCCTTTAGCAGTACCTGTAATTTTAGATGCAACACCTCCGCCTTTTATAGAATCAGTTGCTTTGCCTTTTTTCATACCACCCATTTCTCTAATAATACTTGAAGTATTGTCAGATCCTGCAGGCATCTGCATTCTTGAAGAAGCAGGTAAATTTGGAATTGCTTTAACGCTTGCCATGTTTTTAAGTTTTAGTATTTTTTCTTAATCATTGTTTTTGCCGCAACTTTTGCAGCACCTTTCATTGAACCTTTAACAGCACCTTTAACAGCACCTTTCATCGCACCTTTCATTGCAGGCTTATTAGCTGCAGCAGGCATTTGCATTCTTGATGACATTGGTAAACTTGGGGTTGATTTTGCTTTCGCCATTGTTTTTGTTTTTAATTGTTTATGAAAATTGTTGCCCTAATGCAGGGTTTAATGTTTGTAATCCTTGTATACGACCTGATGCACTTGGACCTCTCTTTGATTTCCTTTGTGCAATAATCATATCCTTTAATTTAGTATTCTCAGCCTGAAGATCACTTACATCTTTAGCTTGCCTATTATTAAATGTAATTTCATTTAACGTATCAGCAATACTCTTCCTCTTCTCTTCCTTATCTTTATCTTTAACGTTTTTATCCTTAGGCATCTTAGTCAATTTTTTTAGGTTCAGGAGTTTCTGCTAATGGTGTATCAGGTCTAGCGTATTTAGCTATTGCTTGTTTTACGTGTTTAGCACTAACAGGAGAATATATGCGTTCTAGTTTTTTATTTTCAGAATCCACAAGCGTCCTACTGTAAACGAAATTTTTCTTCCCTGATGCTAATCCTGTTGTATCAGTTTGATAAAGATTTTCTTTTCCTTTATTCCCAAATTTTTTCTTAAAATCAAATGTAGGATTTTTATTCTCCTCCATTCTTTGCTTTAGACTTTTTCTTTTTTTATCGTCTTCCATATTATTTTATTTTTTTTGGTTCAGGTGTAGTTGCTAATGGGGTGTCAGGCCTTCCTCCTGTCTTACTTTCTTGGTATG